CCACTGGAGTTATACTTAACCAGCAAATACGCGGCATATGCGCTAACGGTGTACCCCGCTACGTACAGATTGCCCGAGCTATCCAGCGCGCATCCGTGGGCAAACTGAGCATCAGTGCCAGACAACGTACGCTGCCACTGTATGGCCCCGAGGGTGCTGTACTTTGCTACGATTAGGTCGCCCGTCGCTGCGCTTCCGGTCTGCCCTGCGACGTAAACATTACCTGTAGCGTCTGCTACTGCCCCAAAAAACGTTTCCGCGCTGGAGCTTTGCAGTCTGCGCTGCCACTGGAGCGCACCGTAAGAGTTATGCTTAGTGATTATCAGGTCGGTTGATCCAACCGCGCCAGTGCCCACGTAGCCCGCAGAGTAGACATTCCCCGACCGATCTAAGCCTAGGTCTTGTAGTGACTCGTTACCCGTTCCCCCAAGCGTAGCGATCCATCGAGCCTGCTTGGAAGCAAACCCAAAAGCTCTAGCTGTAGATAACCCTGAGGTAATAAGTCTGGGCATGAGGCTTACGTAAACGAAGCAACGGACGCGAGTACGGTGAACGTAGCAGCGCCGGTTTTCAAGACGGCGTAGGTGTAGACATCCACACCGCTAGCGTTGCCTGACGTAGGCGCACCGCCCTGCCATTTCGGGGTTACCGTGGACCCATCCACCTGCAGCACGCTGTTGTAGTAGGCTGTCGTACCCTGCGTAACCATGAAGGTCACCGTAACTGTTTGGCCGGTGGTCATAGCCGTGTTGAGGCTTGTCCCAGAAGATTGCCGGATGTTTAGGGTCCAGTTAGCCGAGGCGCTGGTGGTGTAGTAGAGAATGCTCTGTGTAGAGACATCGTAGTTAATAGTGCCTGTGGCTGCGGTAGCACTAACCGTAGTTGTCTCAGCAGCGTTGGGCAGGCTCACGGCTAAAGCACTAGACGAGCCAACAAGATATGACGTGGTTGCTATCAAGCTAGAGACGGTGACATTTGTAGCCGTAAGATTAACCGTATCCAACGCCGTAAGGTACGATACCACATCAAGGACGTTGGTGCCGTTGTTATAGACCCACGTAGTCTTACCAGCTGGCACAGCGATGCCGGTACCGGTAGCGTTCTTCACAGTGATGGTGTCTGCGCAGCCGTTACTGACGACGTAGATTTTCTCAACCGCAGGGACAACCAGATTACGCGCCGTACCGCCCGTAGTACCAATGCAGTTCAACCGCATATTGCGGGCAGTCTGGCTACTGGTCGAGTCGGTCAGCGTCAGCGTCTCATTAGCGCTGGCAAACGTAATGTCGGCAGAGCCGACAATCATCTCGGAAAGCCCCGTGCCGAGGTTGAGGTTGGTGACGTTGCCCCACGTGGACAAGTTCTCACCAGTCGTCATCAGCTGGATTTTAAGGGGACTCCAAGTGCTAGCCATGTGTATTTCCTAAGTGGGTATCACTGTCCAGTTTGGTGTTTGCGTAGTGGGGTTAACAATAACACTCCAGACAAGCACGCTGGATACACTACCAGTAGCCTGCACTCCAGCGGGCATAGCTGGGAGCAAGCCTACGAACCCGTTAGCATATACACCATCAGGGTATACAAGCGCGACAGCTGCCGGAAGTGCGGTGCCAACAGAGCCTGTCGCGCTGATCCCCGTAACAGATACAAGCACGTAAGAAAGCGCCGTCTCTTCGGCAAAACCCGTCGTGGCTAAGGGGACAAACCCTAACAAGTGATATCCCTCCTAGCGCAAATCTTAGCGGCTAAACTATATTCTGTACCGTAGTCTACTTATAGTGTCACCTCATGCCCTTGCGCAGGGTCATCGCCAGAACAGCCGTAAACGCCATCTGAGCAGCTTGGATGGCGGTAGCATCGCCCGTAGCGTAACTGGCTCCCGCCGTGGCAACAGCCAGAGCCGCCGTGATGTAGGTCTTCTTACCGCGTAAAATACCAAACATAGCTGTCTCCTTATTGAGGGATGGGACCACCCACCGGATAGGTCGCGCCCACGGGGGCTTGGGTTACAACAGCCGTACCGGCAGGAACCGGGCCTCCGGCGACGTTCTCATGCACGGGACCATAGCACTTGGCGAGGCGCACACCGTTCACACGCTTCGGCTCAAGGGTGCAGGCGAAGCTGAACATGTTGCTTAGGCCGTTACCGGGGCTGGTGATGAACGTGCGGATGGTAGCCGGGTCGCTGCGTGACCAGTTCGGAGCCTGCGGGAACTTGTCCCGGTACTGGTAGAGGCTCCAAACTTGATTTGGACCGGGTTGATCGCAAGAGCCCTTCATGTTGCCGCCAGCCACATCGGCAATGGCTGGGCCGTGCAGGATGGGACAGACCGCAACCGCTTCAGCGTACCTAGCCGTGCCACCGCCTTCGACGTTCGCGGTAATCATCTTGCCCGTCAGCGTAGCCGGTGACGCGGAGCAAAGCGCAAAGTCCTGATGGCAGATTTGGTAGCTGCTGGCGTAGGCCGGAGCCGACACGGAGACCGCGAGAGCGGCAAGGATAGCGATACGGTTCATGGTGTTTTACCCGCCTGTAGTTCGGCCAGCGTCAAGCCGCCCGTCCATTGGAAGTGCGCGGACTCCTTAAACTTGACCCAGTTGCCCGCCCATTCAAGCCCCTGTTCTACACCCAGAGCGCCTACCTTCTGCCATAGCACGCCGTCTTCGCCCGACGTACCCCAGACGGGCTTGCCGTTGCGCAGTGGCACGACATCGTAGGCCAGTCGGTAGTTGTGCATCGACTGGCCGGGCTTGGCCTTGGTGACGATCTTGCCGGGGGCGGTGCGGCCTTGGGCGTACAGCACAGCCTGTTCCTCCGGGCTGCGGTAGGTCGAGGTGATAATCAAAGAGACACCCGCCGCCTCGCACGCCGCCATGTGCGCACGGCACTTGTCCTGTACGGTCGGATGCAGGTCTTCGATCTTTCGGCTCATACGATAAACTCCTCAAGGGTGAAGTGCTTACTTAGGTTCATTTTGTTTCATAGCCCTGCCGCCAAGGACGCCGACAAAAGCGCCCACAATGGTCTGGAACGCCGGTCCCAAGATTTTGAAAATCTCGGCATTATCAACGATATTGTCAAACAGCCCTGCCAACAGCACGAAAATCACAGAGGTCATCGTTAGCGACAGGGTGCCGATAACGACCAACAGGATGATGGTGTTCAGCCGCTCGTTCATGTCTGCGCCACCTGCCACGCTATAGCCGCGAGCGACATGATAATCATCCCAGCCCCAGCCAGCAGGATGTTCTCCAACCGCTTCAGCCGAGCGTTAATACTGGTGTAGCGTTCGGCACACACCGCCTCATGCGTTGAGAGCTTGCCTTCGACTTCGGTCACGGTGGTCATGAGATTTACGCCTACCCCCAGTTTTCAAACGGTATTGCAGGCCAAATTACTGTTATAGGCGGATTGACTGCAATAGCCCGCAAACTCAAACGGTAAGCTAGAAAGTCAGAGGCATTAAGCAGACGCGGCGTGTTGGCGGTGTTGGTTACGCTAGGCAATTCCACCCAGTCCGTACTTGCCAGAAGCTGCGTCGCCCTTGATTTGTTAGCGGCTTGCTTGTCGGAGTTATAGGCAGCTTGCTGGTCGGGCGTCATGGTCGCAACGGTCCAGCCCAACTGCCACTGATCGCCCGCCGCCACCGGGACTGCATCCTGCGTGCAAGTTTGCGTGTCAGGATCAAACGCTGGCGCATCCAGCGGCGTTACGGGCACAAGACTATAGCCGTTTTCAACGGCGGTCTGCGTCTCGGGAAACACGGCTACAAAATCCACATCGCTGTAAATTGTGTACGGGTTTTCCGCCATCATAGAAGACAGCGTGTAAGGGTACTGGATCAGCGTAGTCCCTTGAACTTCAGCATAATCGGTCATGGCGAGCCTGTTTCAATGAAAGATGCGCTGGCCTACCAGCGGGCGTCCAGATAGGCGAATAGCTGCGTCACTTCCGGCCCCGTCATTACGCGGTTGAGGATAATGACCTCCTGAAGTACGGCCCCGTTGGGCATAATTGATGTACCACCGGGATCGGCACCAAGATAAGCCCCTGTCAGCACGGTGTTCAAGGTCAGCAAGCTGCTGGACCCCGAATTGGTCGTGCCGCTCACCTTAGCCGTTATGGACGCGGTGGTTCCGTTGGTGACGTTAACAACGCAATCAAGGTCGGTGGCATTCCATGCGGTGGCCGGGACGGTGGGCACATCGTTTCCGTAGCCGATGAACTCCATGCCGATGCTGGCAAAGGGCTCTTGCCCAAGGCCCCGCATTTGTGTGGCCGCTAGGGTGCCGTAGCTGACGGGAAAGGTCTTCGCGTTGGACGGGCTGTAGGCACGCGCGGCCATGGAGCACGCGTTTGCGCCAACTGGGAGCGTCCCGGTCCCGGTAGTCATCGGAAGGCCAGCAGTGCCGTTGAAGACGACACCGGGTTTGGAATTGCGGGCTGTCGCGCTGTAAGTCACGGCTGACGACGGCGAGCGACTAGCCACGAGGGTGCCAGCGCTCGAAGTCCATGACGAGACGTTAGCGCCTGACAGTGAAAAGGTGGAAAACTGGGAGGCGTCCCACCAGCCGATCAGCGCTGCGCCAAATGCTGCGGGGCTCCAAGCTTGGCTCGTGAACAAGCCAAAACCTATAGCCGATGCCGCGCCCCGCGTGATGATCGTAGGCATTATTTGAACTGGGTCAGCGACATCAGAACCACGTAAGTCCGGTCTGCCGTCTTGGTTACCGTATAGGTGTACACGTCAATGCTGCTGGCATTACCCGCCGTGTAGGCCGTACCGCCTTGGTACTTCGGGGTAACCGTCACGCCGTCGATCTGCACCACGTTGTTATAGTACGCCGTCGCACCCTGCGTCACCATGTTGGCAACCGTCACGCTCTGGCCGATACCCAAGTACGCATTGAGCGGCATCGCCTTGGAATAGACAATGTTCAGGGTCCAGTTGGCCGTCGCGCTAGCCGTCGAGTACACCACCGACTGAGAGTTAATCTCGTAGATAATGGTCCCGGTCGCCGCCACGCTGTTGACGGTGGTCGGCTCAACGGCGTTCCGCAGCGTAGCCCCAACAAGGCTGGGGCTGACAACCGTATGATAATCAAAAGCCGCCGCCGCCGTAGTCATTAGTAAGCCCCGCCATAAGCCGTGACCTGCAATGCGGTGCCTGCGGCGGTGGTCGTGACGGTGGTGCTGGCGTACAGGGCGAACGCGGCGGGCAGGTTCAAGGGCTGCGGGAACGTGTAGGTCGTAGTGAACGCTGCGGCGGTCGTGCTGGGTGTCACGGCTGTTACCGCGATCTCAGCAATCAGATACGCCGTGGTAGCGTCCCATAGCCAAATCCCGACAAGCTGAGCGGCGTTGGCCGTCGTGATGCCGGTGCCGACATTGTTGACCTGGATGCTGTCGATCCGCAGGCCGTTGGTCGAGACAGGCACGAAGGCCGTGATGTTCGCCGCCGCCAAGCTCGCCGTAGCGGTCGGAGCACGCGTAGTGCAAGCAGTCTGTGCAACCAGCGTCAGCGACTTAGCATATGGCGTCTGCGCAAAAATCGGGGTGGATGTGACGGCCATCAGAAGCCTCCAAAGTTGTTAGCTGTGTAGATACTGGCCCCAGCCGGTACTGTAGGGATGGCAGCAGGGGCCGTCGAGGCCCACGTCGTGCCGTTGCTAGTGAGGACGTTTGCGGAGGTGCCGGGAGCTACCACCTGTAGGGCGCTCGTTCCGTTCCCCAGTAGGACGTTGTTTGCCGTAAGGGTCGCCGCGCCCGTGCCACCGTTGGCGACAGGTAGCGTACCGGTGACGCCCGTAGTCAGGCTTACGTTGGTGACGGTGTTGTTGCTGGCATTAAGAGTCTTGTTTGTAAGCGTTTGGGCTACGTCGGTCATAACCGCGCGCTCAGCGGGGTATGTCACGAAGACATCTTTAGACCCTGCGGAGAAGCTAACCAGACTTCCGCTGTTGCTGGAAGCTAGTACCGTGTCTCGGGACAATGAAGTCCCAGAAGAGGTGTAGGTCCCAATACCAACTTCCCAATTGGTGGTGTCTGCAATCGTGTAGTACGTAGTATTGGCGTTACCGATAATCGCAAACGATTGGAAACCCGTAGGCGCGGTACCGCTAAGGGTAACTGTGCCCGTGCCAGTCGTCGTAGTCGTGTCTTTTACGCGGTCAGCAAGTACAAGGGCCATTTAGGCAATCCTAATAATCGCAGCGGTATTAGTGGCCGCAGGGAAAATAATAGTAAAATCCCCAGAAGTGGACACCTTGTCAGCGCCAAAATCCAACGTAACCACCGACGCATTAGTCAGGGTGGTGTTCGCGTTGCTATTAGCCGAAGGCGTGCTGTTATAAATCATAGCCCCCCGAGCCGTGATCGTGGAGTTAGCAAAGGTGAGGTCGCTAAAATCCGTAAAGCCGGTACCTGCCGAAGAACTGTTGTTCGACGTAACCACACCAAGGTTGGTCAGGGCCGCGCCGCCAGCGGTGTAGTTGGTGCCCGTAACCTCGGCTGCAGTGGTGTAAGCCGTGCTATTGGCGTCAATGGACGCCGACGAAGTGTAGAGCGCCAGCTTGAAGGTGTCGCCACCAGTAGCGCGAAAATCGTGCACGGCCAGAAGGAGTTCGGCTTTGAACGACGTGGTCATCGCTTGGGTAATAGCCATAGGTAGCTCCTTAGGCGTCTATAATAGGAATCAGGTTTTCATAACCTGCGGCACGGAATTTGTTAACCAGCGTTACGTTGTGAGACCGAACAGCCTCATGCAGGTAGTACACTAGCACATTGCGAATAGCATCCTTGTAGCCCTCGGCCTGATCTCGGATCGCCGGGTGGGCGTTGCTGCCAACGTAGATGATCTTGTCGAGCGCGCGTTCCGCGATCTCTTCCGGCGTGAAGCCACGACCTTGCGTGGTCTGGACCATAACGCTGCCGCCTAGGGCCATAGCTACTTCGCTAATCATCGGACTGGGTATCTCGCTTGTGGGGTGCGATACATATCTTGGCGGTTCTTCCCTTCCGCCAGTTGTAGCAGGAAGGTCATCGCCTCTTCATACCGCTTCTGGTAGCCACCCATAATGTCGGGCTCGCTCTTCATAAAGGTAGCCGCCTCAAGCAGTGAGCCATACAGCAGCACGGAGTCGAAGTTGTCCCCCAGCCACGAGGTACCAGCGGTCACGATGGACGGCGGATAGTAGAAATAGTGAAGCTCGACCGCGTAGTTGGCGTCGGGCGTAGGGCCTAGCAGGTACGAGTTCTGGTCGAACATCGCGTAATGCGTCGGCTTACCCGTCGTCGTAGGGTAGGGGAACGACTCCCGAATGAAGTTCACGTCCTTGTTCAGCAGGTACTCATACCCGCCTGTAACCGAGTCGATGACGGCTATCGAGAAGTTAGCCAGCCAATCCGAGGGAACGGTCAGATACTGGTTGGCACTCGTGGTGTTACCGGTGACGTTCTTACGAAGCTCCAGCAGCTGGATACCATTGAACACGCGCTGTTCAGCCTGTTGGATGAACGTGTCGATCTGCTCAGTAGACGTTAAGCCGCCTGTCCCTGCGGTGTCAGGGAAGTCGTTCTCCGCGTACGCACGAATAGTGTCGCACAAACTTGTATAATTAATTGTGCACCCGGACCAAGGTATAGCCTCCGCCAACCTTGCCTTTCAATCTAAGCGCCTGAGAAATAGCGGACTTGGATACCCCTAGATGTTCTGCCGCATACCCCTGAGACAAGAAAGATACACCCAACTCCGAGCAGGTCACAGGTTTATGTTTAGAAGCGGCCACCCGCAGCACAGTTTCAGCA